TATCTAGTACCTATTTCAATGCTATGATTAGGCTTTCTACAAATTCAGGTTCATCTTATTATAGTTCAAGCGGTAATTATAAAAGATATGATGGTACTAATAGGGACGGTCTAGTTTATAGAGAAAGTACTAGGGCCAACACCAGTGGCTACACTGGTTATTCAGCAATATTGCTTCAAGGATTGCCTTCAGGAGAAAAATTATGGGCATCTTGGATGTGGGGTGTTCAGTTTAACCACAATACCAATAACGCACCTAAAGAATATTTTGAAAGTACAGCATATTACAGGGGTTATTGGTTTGATGCTACAACAGATAGGCCCGATAGACTGCAAATTACAGCTAATTTTAGCAACGCATTTACAGGCGGCACTATTCGTGTCTACAAGTACCTAGCAGGGTAATGAAATGACAACATATTACAAACTTGAAAATGGTGAAAAAGTAGAAATGACACCATCAGAAGCAGCGCAACTGGAAACAGACATGGCTAATCGTTTGGGCTATGTAGAAGAATTTATGCGCACACAGCGTAACGCTATTTTAGCGGAAAGTGATTGGATGGCATCATCAGATCGAACAATGACCCAAGCTGAAATGAACTATCGTCAGGCTTTGCGTGACATAACCACACACGCTAATTGGCCTGAATTGAATGATGACGATTGGCCCACTAAACCAGAATAGGAATTAATAATATGGCAACAGTATTACGTGGTAATGACAATTTTGATAGTGCCACCCCTGTTCCAGCGGCAGGTGGAGCTGTTGGAACTTATGCGTGTTGTAGAAATGATAGCGGGTCAACACGAACTATCGGGCAATCTGAAAGCGCAAGTAATCTTTATTACTTATCGTTTGCATACAATGGCTTTTATATTGATACATCAAATCGCCCTTCTGGAACGTGGCGTGTAATGAGTTACAGTTATCCATCTAATCAAGGTACTGTGCTTTTAAGGATTTCATAATGGCTGAATATAGAAACATAGAATACAGAAATGCAAAGTTTGTAACACCAGACAATCTTTGTGTTGATTGTGAAATTAATCATCCAGAATACGGTTGGATCCCATACCTTTTAGACCCAACTGATACTGATATGACGATTGATAACACTGAGCTAAGATTATCAATGGATCAAAATGGAGATATTGCAGCCTTTAATCAGCAAGAATACGATGACAAGACCGCTAGTTTAGTTCGCTTTCAGCGTGATAATATCTTGCAAATGGAAGTAGACCCTATTGTATCCAATGCTTTGCGTTGGGCTGAATTAACAACAGAGCAACAGAACGCTTTGTCACAGTATCGAACTGACTTGTTAAATGTACCGGAGCAAGCAGGGTTTCCACACGATATAACGTGGCCAACAAAGCCATAGGGATTAACAAATGCCAGATATAGCGATAGGAAATAGTGCAAGCTGGGATGGCAATACAAACAATGCGGCGGGGATTGCTTCAAGCCTTGGCTCAAAGTATGCGTCTGCGTCATCTGGTGCGCTTACGCTTAAAAAAGGCGTATCTATTAACAATTCTAATAGCAGTGATCCTTTTGTATTTGTAGGTGGAGAAACAAGGATAGAAATGACAGGTGGGGCAACTATTTCAAGCAACACGCAAGGCCCATATACTGTTGATAGTTCACAAAGTGGTTTGTTCGGTACAACGATCACAATAAATTCTGGCGTTTTTGTCTGGTCTGATGATGTGGATGATCCCGCTCTACTTATTACCATTCCATGCACTATTGATAACTACGGTAAGGTCATAGGCAAAGGCGGCATCGGTGCTAACAACGGCGGCGGTGCTGCGATTGATGGATACACAGGTGGCGGCCAAACAGGTGGCGATGCCATTAAGATTGACAGCGGCGTTTCAGGAGTAACCGTCATCAACCGTTCTGGTGCTTACATCGCAGGTGGCGGTGGCGGCGGCGGTTCATCATATGGCGGCGGTGGCGGCGGAGGCGCAGGTGGTGGTAACGGCGGTAACGGCGGCCCTTATCGCACATATGCCGTTGGTGGTTCTGGCGGTGCTCTCAATGCTTCAGGCGGTGCTGGTGGCACTGGTGGTGACGGTTATGGTGCTTCCGGTGGCGGTGCGGGCGGCGGCGGTGGTCGTCTATATTCTCCGCCTGTTCACATTTACGCTGGCGCAGGTGGTGGCCGCATATTGCCCGGTTCAGGCGGTTCTGGTGGATACTATCCTTATGCAGGTTCTGCCGGTGGTACTGGTGGGTCGGGCGGCAACGCAGGTGGCTATGGTGCTTGTGGCGGTGGCGGCGGCTGGGGCGCATCTGGTGGCAATTCAGGTGGTTCGGGCGGCAAAGCCGTAAACGATAGCGGTGTTAGCTACACCTTATCTAACAGTGGAACTGTTTATGGTGGGACTTAATGGCTACTAAATTCATATATAGAAATTGGGTCGTTGATACAGAAGCTGAAGCGCAAGCAAAGCTATCTGAGACCAAAACTAGATTAGACAACAACCCCACAGATTGGGGTATGGTTAAGTACGTTGAACCTGTCGCTGATGACACATTTACTGTTATTGCAGGTGAACTAACAGACGAACAAATACTAAATCCTGACAGTACAAAAACATACATATTCTATGCTAAATGGACAGGAGAAAACTTTTTTCCTTTAACTAGCGCCGAACTGACAGAAAAAGTATTTGAGTATCGTCGCGGTTATGTAACCGCAGAAAACCTATCTGTAATAAAAAGTTATGAAGATCGTGAGTGGACAGAAGCTGACCTTGAAGCAGTTAAGCCACCAGACGACGGCTCCGTTCCAGCTAAACATGTCGAAATGGAAATGACAGATATAACGCCTAACGAAGATATGTCAGGGTATATTTGATATTTGCTAAACCTTAACTTTTATTATCAACCCGCGATCCGTTCCAACATAGGAAAATTTCGAACCACGTTCTTCGAAGCGTGACATCCACCAAGACGGGGTTCGAATTGTCAAATGAAGGTTTGAACCGTCGTCGAATGTTTCAAGTGACGGGGCGCAGCAAATAGACACATAGATCATCTTCGTGGCGTAATAATACAGCCAATCGATTGTTTGATCGATAAACATGGGTTCGACGTGTTCCATGACATCGCAACAAACAACCATGTCAAACTTTCCGACCGGCAATTTGTTCTTTCCTTCGATGCCGGCGTCATATTCAGAGATTTCGATTTTATGCCCGATCTTGTTTTTTAGCGCGCCAAAACCACAACCAAAATCCAAGATGGTCGAACACCCGTTGTCTTTTGCAATGCATTCGATGTCAAATGCTTTCCCTTCGACGGCACCACCCCAACGGTGGGTTTTGTGATATTCAGTGATTTTTCTTTGATATGCTTCAGAAATCATGCGGACTTTGTTTTTCTTGCGGTTTCGGTTAGAATTGCGGAAATGATGTCGTTCAATGGAAACTTAGTCAATGTTTAGCTTGCACTCATTCGCGGCCGCAGCTTTTGCCGATGCTGGGGTTGAAAATTATGAACTTGGTGCGAATGCAATCACCACTGGTTCACCGGATGTGGCGTCGGTCACACTAAGTCACATTTACAATCTTGCCGGCGATGATGTTACAGCGGGATCACCTTCCCTAGATCAGATCACGATTGCGGCAAATCACAATCTTGGCGCAGATGGTTTTGACACTGGTTCGGTTAATATTCCGACAATAGTCATAAATCAGGAACACGCGCTTATCGGGAACGGTTTCACCACTGGTACACCGGACATTGACACGTTGCCGATGTCAGAAGAGGAAACATTCAACACGGCGAACTTGCTGACTTATTCAGCGATTGTTGATCAGGCGACGTTGACGCAAGACCATGATCTTGATGCAAATGACGTGACAACGGGTGCGCCATCTGTCCCACAGACAAGCGTTGTTGAAACCGTTCCTTTGCTTGCATCAGCTATCACAACCGGAACGCCGACAATTGGCACATCTGACATCGGTCAGGAACACGGGTTTGCGGCCGATGCGATTACAACCGGTCAACCGGATTTGGACACTTGCACAATGTCCGAAGACGAAAGTTTCGCAACCGGTGAATTGGCAACGGGCGCAGCGGACGTAGGATCGGCCGCGATCACTCAAGAACATGACTTTTCCGGCGACGACATCACGACCGGCGCAATCGTCATTGATCTGACTTCGATCACGCAAAATCATGACATCAGTGGCGACACAATAACCACGGGCGCACCATCGGTCCCATCCACATCAATCGTTCAAGTTCACATCATAGTCGGCAGCGCGATCACAACAGGCGCACCGGCCAACGATAACGTCGCACTGACGCAAAAACACGATTTGAATGGTGACACACTGGAAACAGGCGTTCCGGTGCTGGACGGCGCGGATATGGCGTCTATTCACGTTCTTTCGGCCGATAACATAACGACCGGCGCACCATCGATCCCATCGCTTATATTCGATCCAGCATTCGCGCGGACGGTAAATGTGGGCGACTTGTCACAGAACGTCGTTGTGGTCGGGGAACACAACTTTGCAACATTAACAACTTTTGGTATAAATAATATATCAATAGACGCATCCAATGAGGTCGCATAGATGAAATTTTACATAAAACAGAACGACACCGCGCCAATACTGGCGGCGACTTTAAAAGATGCTGATGAAAATGCGGTTGATCTTGATGGCACTTCGGTTCGATTTCATATGCGGGAAGTTGGCGGGACGACTTCGAAGGTTGACGCGGCGGCCACATTGGTCGATGCGAATGCGGGACAAGTTAAATATACTTGGGCCGCTGATGACACTGACACGATTGGTTCGTATCAGGCGGAATTCGAAGTCACTTACGCTGACAGTCGGATCGAAACGTTTCCGAATAACGGGTATATCCGCGTCGAAATCATTGACGACATTGCATGAGGTTAAGCAGTTGGCACGATCAGTTCAGGAAGCACATAATCGGATCGACCAGATGGAACCACGTCTAACCCGCGTTGAAACTCAAGTCGAAGAACGGTGGCGTGAAACGATTATCCGGATCAAACGCATCGAACACATCATGATCGCAACGGCGGCGGCAATCATTGGTTTACTTGTGACCGTGTTGACGAAAATGGGGTGATGATATGCCGGACCCGATAACCATAGGCGCGGCATTATCCGCCGCGAATGTGGCGTTTAACGGGCTTAAATCGATGATTGCGACGGGGCGCGAAATACAAGATTGTGCGGGTCAGTTGTCGAAATGGGCGTCTGCAATGTCAGACATTACTTATTTAGAAAGTAAGGCCAAGGAAAAGCCGTCATTATGGAAAACCATGCGCGGATCGGTTGAAGCCGAAGCGTTGGAAGCATTCACCGCAAAGAAACAAGCCGATCATCTTCGATCCGAATTAAAGTCGTACATTTCCGCATATTGGGGGCCATCCCATTGGGAAGAATTAGTTCGATTAGAAGGCCAAATTCGAAAAGAACGTAAAGAACAGCTATATCGGAAACAAGAAGCGATTGACGCGATTTTAAGCTGGGTCATTGGGATAATGTTTGCAATCGTCGGCGCAATAATCGTTGCCGGTGTGATTTGGTTGGTTGGTTCAGCAAGGGGCCGCTGGTGATGCTTTATGTTCTTATATTCATCCAATACATCCCATCGGCTTCGCTGAAATATTACCAAATCGGGCCAACGTATTCGACATTTGAAGAATGCGAAGTTGAACGCAGAAAGGCGCGTGAAGGTTTAATCGTCCATAATAGTCAGACGGTCATTTGCCTTGAAGTTGCTGGAAAATAGGCTGGGCCAGTGGGTTGTTTTGACGCACAAAGGAAAAGTCGCTATTATCACGACAAACAAACGGGTTGCCGAAAGGTTTGTCGATGAACAAAGAAAATTACGATCTAAACGGAAACGGAACAATCGATCAGGATGAACGCGAAATCATGCTGGAAGATCGTCGTCGTCGGATGGAAGATGAAGATCACAAACGCGATGCTCAATTAAAGATGACTTGGTTCGCATTGTCCGGAATGCTGGGCTATCCGTTCTTGATTGTTATCGCGTCTTATCTTGGCCTTCAAGTTGCCGCCGATTTACTTGCGGATATTGCGGCGGTTTATGTTGTGGCGGTGTCCGGTGTGACGGCCGCATATTTTGGATTTTCTGCAATGGGGGGAACTAAGAAATGAAACTTCTATCATCACTGATTGAACCGGTCACGGGGATCATCGACAAGGTTGTCGCCGATAAAGATCAGGCGGCAAAGTTGGCGCATGAAATCGCAACAATGTCGGAAAAACACGCGCAGCAAGCATTGCTGGCACAATTGGAAATCAACAAAGCCGAAGCGTCATCGGGATCAGTGTTCAAAGGCGGTTGGCGGCCGGCCGTTGGTTGGGTGTGTGCGCTGGGGTTTGCGGTGAACTTTCTTGTGTCACCAATTGCCGCCGGTTTCGGTGTCGCTATTCCACAAGCTGACACATCGGTCATGATGCCGGTGTTGATGGGCATGTTGGGCCTTGGCGGCTTACGCAGTTTCGAAAAGGTTAAAAAGGTATCATCATGAGTGAATTCAAACTAAGCCGTCGCAGTCTGGACCGTCTGGAAGGTGTCGACGAAGAATTGGTCGCGGTCGTCAAATATGCCATCACATGCACAAAGATCGACTTCGGCGTGGTGCAAGGTTTGCGGACCGTAGAACAGCAAAAGGAACTGGTTGCGAAGGGTGCATCCCAAACCATGAAATCGAAGCATCTGGACGGCCTTGCGGTCGACTTAATGTGTTTCATAAATGGCCGTGCAAGCTGGGAATTGAACCTTTATGATGAAGTCGCTGATGCGATGAAGGAAGGCGCAAACGTTGTCGGGTGTCGCATCCGCTGGGGCGCAGCTTGGCAGATCGACAATATTGGTGATTGGGAAGGAACGGCCGAACAAGCGATGAACGCTTATGTCGACCTTAGACGTTCGCAGGGTCGGCGACCCTTCATTGACGGTCCACATTTTGAAAAGATGGTCTAAGCACCGGCCGAATTGACTTCGACAGAACGCCGGTGTCTAAGCACCACATATCAACATCACCATCCGCGAAAAAGTATTTTTCCATGTCTTCATTGTCGCGGATGGCGATCTGACACGCTTCACGGCTGGGAAGGATTAAATATGTGTCGATGTTCCGACCGGCGATTTGATAATTTATGAACAGGGCAGTGAAGAATTCCATTGCGTGACCTTTCTGGTTTGGTAAAAAGGTTCTTGGGGGACGACGCGTTTCACATCACAACAAAACATGCCACGGGAATGGTCTAGTGCGTTTTGACGTGTTGCCTTGCTATAGCCCGACACATAGCACGTCCCCCACGATTTCATTTCAGGTTATGGCGTTTGATGGCCATGGTGATGGTTGATCGCGCTTTACCAAGCTGGCTTGCGATTTCGGCTTGGCTCAACCCGCGTTTCAATCCGCGTTCGATCTTTTCGATCAAGTCTTTCTTGCGTATTTCTTTGCCGGTCTTTGACATGCTGGGACGGCCACCAAGAAATGCGTTCCGCTGGCTGGCCTTCAATGCTTCCCACGATTGATTGCCCATTTTCTTGCGCATGGTTTCTTGTTCCTTTTTGCAAACCTGATGCATGATCGGAAGCACAGTCAACCAAGACGTTTCATTCACCGGCACGTCGGCCGGCCATTTAAACTTTGCGATGTCAAACTGGTGAACCTGTGACGTCATGATCTTTCCCTTCCTGTTTTTTTGTCTTGATTATGTGCTGGGCAACAAGGCGGATTTCTTCGACTTCCCGCTTGTTCTGGTTTGGGTTCGCTTGATGTGCCGCGCACAGTCGAACGATCCGCTTCAGGTATTCAATCAGTTGGTTTTCTGTCATGTTGAACCTCAATAATATACAACGATTTGTTTCCACTGCCCGAACACCATGTGCATTTTTCATGCATTGTTATCAGTCTATCGTTCCGGTCGTATTCGGTGACTTTCTGCCACCCTGATCCGAAACATTGCCGACATGGTGTCGTTGTGTCTTCGAAATTACTATCTGTCATGGGTCACGTCCAGATCAGCGGTCTTTTCATCGACCATTATATCCGCAAGTTCCCACCCAGACGGCATTGCAGCATTCCGCCGGACCGCTGGGATGTGGATGAACGAACCCTTCGGTGAAGGAAAGCCGGTCACGCGATAGTGATGGCCGTCGTGCCAAATGTCGACATTCATTGTAAGTTCACGATAAGTCATGACTTCCATTCCCGCATCAATTTTGTCGTGATGTGTTTCGCCTTTTTGCGGAAACTGTCATATATTCTGACATTCGTTCTGCGTTTGTTGTCTATGTTCAAAAATAGAAACATCCCACGCATAAAGAATTCATTATTCAATGAACGTCCGTCTTGTTTAGGAAACCCATAATCAAATTGCTGATAAATATCTTTCATCATCGGTGTGAAGTTTTCGACATTCAAAGAACCTAGGTCAAAGAATGCTTTGGCGCATTTTTCGGGATCAACCAAACCAGAACCGGCCGCAATGCAAAAGGACGCGCGAAATGGCATAGATTTGAAATGGCGATGTTTTGGTTTGATCACTTCATGGGCGATTTTTGCGTTCGTCATTAAAGGTGTGTTCAAATATTCCTCAATGTCCGCTGGGGTTGGCTTTTTCACATTCATGCAGCGCAACAAATATTGTATCGGTCCACAGATCGAACTGTGCAATCCGGTGATGTCCGAATTTGATCGATTTGCACCCTGATCCAAGTATCTAAAAATGCGATCATTTTTGACCGTAGCAACCTGAAACCGGACGACCTTGTTTGCCATGATCAAGGCAAGCAAGCGGTGTTGTCCGTCCAGCAAAATCCCATCGACTGTGAAAACAATTGGTTGCGGTGTTTCATCACTCCAACGACCTAATTCCATTTGTCTTGCAAGGTGTCTCACATGCATCGATCTGATCGGCCGGTTCATGATGTTACATTTTTCGATCCAATCTTTCGCCATTTGTGGCGTCACGTCCATCGGCATGAATTTCGGATCGTTGTTGATTTTAGTTTGTTCGTTCATTTTCATTTACTCCAATTTTAAAGATTTACTGAATGACCATCAGCGCATCGATGTTGACCGCCGCGAAACACGCGACGGCACCAAATACGATAAGAATGATAAAATCTTCGCGGGTCATCATACGTCCCCCGCTTTGTCGGCCAAGTCATCGACACGGTTCATCATGACGGCCATGGCAACGGTCAAATCTTTGATCGATGCTTTTTCCGCACATTCGCGAATGCTTTGCCATGCGTGGGGTTTGGTCAAACCGCTTTGATAGGTCGGCTTCGCAAGTCCGATTTCAGTGACTTCGCCAAGCAC